TCGATTATGGCAAGAGGAGCTTCAGCTATTTGTTTAATATCTCTGGGTGATCTACCATCCATCCACCTGTAACCATCTGTTATTGGATGCTTACCAGAAACTATTGACTGTGTACCATCCCAACGGAGTTCTATTTGTTCAACAGACCCATCTTCATCTTTTACTCCTGTTTGAAATTTGCGTGTTTTTATTTTTGACCAATATTTTTCTGGCACTTGGTAAATTATTTGAAATCTACCGACACGACCTGATGTGACCATCCATGATGGTGGTAAAGAGGAAAGAGAAAAACCCCATTCACCTAAAATCTTTGCTGCTGATGGGCCATCATGGTCAAGGAATAAAAGTCCACCTGAGGGAGTACCGCAACAAACACCTATACCCGTAGATCTTTTTGCGACAAGTTCTTTAAATAGTTGTGAGCGTGTAAGTGGATTATTTTGCCAATCGTTTTGATAAGGTCTTTTATTTTGGACGGCAACAAAACCCCATGCCTTTGGTAGGCCAAGTAATTCTTCTTTTATATCCATTGTTATACCGCCTTCTCCATTTTTTCAGAGACTATAGATCTTAATAAACAAGACCTTGATTCAGAACCTTTATTATCATCAAGCCATTTTATTTGACCCTGTGAAAGTTGAATATTAATTGTTTTTAAAGTTTGCTCTTGTTCCATATCTAGGGTTGTTTTTGTGTAACTATTGGGTAAGATACCACTAAATCTAGTACAGTCAATGATTCAATTAAGAGAATACCAAAAAGAGGCCAGCGAAAAACTTACAAAGCTTTGCTTGAATTATGGTCATGGATATTTAAGTGGTGAATGTAGAACAGGAAAAACCCTTGTAGCATTATCAGTTGTAAAAAATATGAATGAAGATAAAGTTTTAATAATTACAAAAAAGAAAGCGATAAGCAGTATAAGAAAAGACATTGATTTGATGGATTTAACAGATAAAGTTGTTGTCACAAATTTTGAGCAATTAAAGAATTTTGAAGGTACATCATGGAATATTGTCATCGTTGATGAGGCTCATAGTGTTGGTGCTTTTCCGAAACCATCACAAAGACAACAAAATATTTTGAAATTAAGGTATGGAATAATTATTTTAATGAGTGGAACACCAAGCCCAGAAAGTTGGAGTCAGTTATATCACCAATTTGCTTTGACTAATGTCTGGAATGAATACTCAAGATATGGACGTAATGGTTTTTATAAGTGGGCTGGTGATTATGTGGAGGTTAAGGATAAAAGAGTGGGAACTGGAATTGTTGTAAAAGATTATTCAGATGCCTATATAAATGTAATTAAGAGGGATATTGAGCCATTTATGGTCTATATGACGCAAAAAGAGGCTGGTTTTAGTCAGGAAATAGAAGAAAATGTACATTTAGTGAAAATGTCCAGGAGAACTTATAGGCTCGCTTTAAGGATTATTAAAACAGGTGTTATTGGAAAATCAAAAGGAAGAAGTGTCTTAGCTGATACTGGGGTAAAGGTTATGAGCAAATTGAAGCAGTTGTTTAATGGTCATGTGATAACAGAAAAACATGGCACAGTAATTTTTGATAAAAGTAAAGTTGAATATATAAGAGATACATTTAAGGGCAAAACTGCGATTATGTATTGTTATAAGGCTGAAGAAAAAATGCTTAAAAAAGTTTTTGGTGATCGTATTACTGAAGATCCAGTTGAGTTCAATAGTAATAATGATAAAGTTTTTATTGGTCAGGTGAGGAGCAGCAGGGAGGGAGTAAATTTAAGTAGTGCAGATGATGTTGTTTTTTTGGGCATAGATTATTCAGCTTTGAGCTATTTACAGGGAAGGGAAAGAGCCAGTTATTTAGGTAGGGATAGAAGCAATAAAGTACATTATATTTTTGCAGAAAAAAGTATAGAGCCAAAAGTTTTTGAGGTAGTACAATCAAAGGAGAACTATACGATCAACCATTATCGTGATCACAGAGCAGCAATATCAGAAGAAGCTAATCGACAGATACGAAAAAGAGGGCTGGACAGTAATCAAGTTGATTATGTGCAACAAAGCTGGCTTACCTGACTTGATATGTATGAAACCAGATGAGGTAAAGTTTATTGAGGTTAAAGGGCCTAAAGGCAGATTGAGTGAAGTGCAGAAATATAGAATTGAAGAACTGAAGGAAAAAGGATTTGATGTACAAGTAATGAAACCTTGTTGACAGTTGTTGACAAATATGTTTATAATATGGGTATAGATACAACCCCCTCAAAATGAACTCTACCACTGAAGAATTAGAGCATTTATGTTTCGTTATTAGAGTTGACTTAAACGGTACTAAGTCAACTTTAGAAGATATGAAAAATTGTGTTAAAGATTTAAGAAGAAGAAAAGATGCAAGACACATCATTGACTCTCACGTTTCTTTTAGAGATTCTTTAAAAAAAAGAGTTAAAAACGAACAAGCTTTATTAACAAAACTTGGGAGGATTAAAATGACACAAAAAATAGGTTATGAAAATATTAATCGGATGTGAATACTCAGGAATAGTGAGAAATGCTTTTGCTGTGCGAGGGCATGATGCTTGGTCTTGCGATATTTTAGATACTGAGAGTGAGGGCAATCATATCAAGGGAAATGTCCTTGAATATTTAGACCTCAACTGGGACTTGGCAATTTTTCATCCCCCCTGCACACATCTATCTGTATCGGGTGCAAGGTGGTTTGCTGAAGGTAAAAAGCCGATGCATTTGAGAGAACAGGCACTTGATTTTGTTAAAAAACTTATGGCAGCACCAATAGACAGAATCTGTATAGAAAACCCTGTATCTGTGATTTCTTCCCATATCAGAGAGGCGGATCAGACCATAAATCCATACCAGTTCGGGCATACTGAATATAAAAAGACCTGTTTATGGTTAAAGAATCTTCCGTTATTAAAAGAGACTGATAATGTACTTGAGGAGACTAAAAAATTACCCGATAATATATCAAAAAGGATATGGTATTTAGGAAGTGGTAAGGGTAAGGAGAGAAGTAAATTTTATACTGGAATAGCATCTGCAATGGCAGACCAATGGGGCGATAAGGATAAATTACCGCAGATATCAGAACAATTGGATTTATTTACTAAGGTTGACACCTGTTGACCATTAGTTATTATTAATTTACCCCTGAAACCAACCCCATGAAACACGCTTTTCTCGCCCTCTGCATCTTCGGCATCGGCTATCTCTCAATTTCAGATTCACTTAGAACCTCTACTTCTATAGATTGTTATACGTTTAATATCCAAGCTGCGTGTGAGGAGCTCGCCAGGAAATGATAAGTGAATATGAACTTGGATTACGCTTTGATAAAAAACCGAGGAAGAAGCGACCAACCCCTGAACGCTCCGACCTCGGCAACCTAATCTTAACTATGACCGATAAAGAAATCTTTAATACATTTGCCTCTGTTATTGATTCACCAACTGCAAGTCCATTC